TCGGTGGCACTGCATCATTAACCATATTAGTTACTAATGTATGTATCAGTATGTTATATGCGTTGAGGTGTGTCTGCTTTGTTGAGTCCAATAATACTTCTTCATCAGATGCTAATGTTGAGTGCAGTATACTCTTTGAAGTATCTCCTTGTGATGGTGCTATAGCATTGTGCCCTTTACCGTGCAGTAAGTCAATAAGACTCTGCTTAGTATGAAGTGCAGGAAGTGGCAGTTGCTCTTTTATATCATCAGTGTAAGCATAGTACATATGCCCACCTTGCCTAGATGACTTAACTATATAAGAACATTGTTGTGGGGCAGGTAGTAACTCATTGTATGTTAGTGCCCTGTGAAATGCTATATCATCATCAAAGTCTATTATAAGTATATTATCAGTTCTTATTACTAATAATTCTGGTCTTAGGTGCATATCGTGCAATGTTGAAGTATCAGAGCTTTGTTGCCATTTACTTAGTGGGTATAAATGTGCTAGAATATCTTTAGATGCTTTATCTGTTAGCTTATGCTTAGTACTAAGAATAGCTGTTGATACTATTTGCATTATAATGCCTTTAGTATTTGTATAGTGTTTGAGAGTTTAGATGTTGTTATCTCTAAGTCTTGTGCAATTTCCTTTTGTTGTTTATATGCAGTTTGAGTTATAAGAATATCTTTGTACCTTATAAGAAGCTTGTGTTTTAATATTTGGTTAGCTTCTGCTTTGTATGCTTTAATTAATTCTTGGTATGTCATTGTATGCCTTATTTGTAATTCTGTAATTCTTTAATTATATCATAATTATAATTAAAATATAATTAAAAAATTCTTTAATTTTTCTTAAATGGTTTTGGTGTGGTGTAGCTAGAGTTATGCCTAGCTACACATTGTGTTACTCAAATATTTTAAGTTTTTTGCCTCTTACTTTGCTTTCTAGCATAGACTCAAACATTGCCATAGTAGTATTAGTAGCTATTTCATCTATGTTTTCTTCTGCTATATGTGATGCTAAATACTTTACTAGTTCAGCATCATTCATTTCTATACCTACAACTTCTGACATTACTATTGCAAGAGGTGCAGTTACAGAAGCACATAAAACCATAACTATTTTTGCATGTTTCTGTGCTTTGCTACTTTCGAAATCTGTAGTTGCAATATTTTTAGCAATATCTCTTGATGTGCCTACTATTAGTGATGATACTTCTGGTGCTAGTTCCATTTTGTTTCCTTATTTGTTTATTTGTTTGTTGATGTCTTTACTTAGTAGTACTTAGTAGTACTTAGTAGTACTTAGTAGACACAAAGCGGCTTTACTTTACTAAAATATACTAAGTGGTAGTTAAATCACTTGATATTCTTAAAATTTTCTTAAAAACGGTCTAAATATATCATAAATATCATAAATATCAACCTCCTGAGTTAGCTCAACTCTTTTACCAGTATTAGTAAGATATTTATGATATTTAAGTGAATTTATGATATTTATGATATATTTAGACCGTTTTTAAGAAAATTTTAAGAATATCACCTAATTTAGTTGCCAAATCTATAAATTTAGTATAAAACTGTCTTAGTTTATCTTAAATACCTACATTTGCCAAAACTCATTATCTAGTCTTAGTAATAGTTTAGATACTCTAACATAGTCATGTAAGTCTTTAACCTCCCTTTCAATAGTGTACATAGTTTTACCTACACTTGGTTTACCAACAACATCTTTAGTTGTTATTCTTTTCTTAGCTATTATTTTGTACATACCTGGTGCCTTTTGCACTAACTCAATGCTAACCTCTGGTAGTGTGCTATTATCACTTACTAAATACATTTTATGTCCTTTCCGTCAATTAAGTCTTGTCTAGTTTCTTGAAGCCATTCGTCTAGTTCTTCAACCCAATAGTCTCGCTCTTCAATTAGTATATCTGCTTCTAAAACCTCAGCCTCTGCCATATTAGTTTCGTAAGCAGACTCAAGTAGTCCTGCTATTAATAGTTTTAGTTGCTTATTCATATTAGTATCCTTTAAAATAGTTTAGTGAAGAGCACCGAAGTGCCCTAAGCTAAGCCATCTTTGAATAGTCACCTAATCTAAGAGCCTCATTATCTTCGATTTTTTTATCAAGTCTAGCTTTTTCTTTTCTGCCTTTTTCTAGGTCTAAATCACCATCAAGAATTGAGGTCATTAAAGCCTCTCTTTCTTCTTTTAATTTTTTAGTGGTTTTCATAAACTCATTGAACATTTTTTCTGCCTCGATACAGAAGTGCAGAGGCTTACCTTTATAAACCTTAAACTCACTTTCAGGTAAGTATTTCAAAAACTTGGTACACCATAATTTAGTGACACCATCTTCAACAATTGGCTCTTTTCTATCAATAGTAGAACCTCCTACTTTAGGTGCCAAAAGTTTTTCAAGTGCCTCAGTTAATTTCTTGTTGGCCTTGTGCTCTGCACATAGCTCCTTGATTAGTTTCCATTGTTCTGACTTCTTCATTTTCTATCCTTTTTATTTTTATAAAGATATTATATCATAATCAATCTTAATCTAAAATAAAATTTTATTTTAGAGATAGATTAAAAGATGATTGAATATCTCCTTTCTTAAGTATAATTATATACCAAAGTATCTTAATTCTTTCTTAAATATTCGGTAAATTAAAATTTTATTTTAAATTCTTTTATTGATTTATATATAATGAAAATAAATATCATAACTTTCTTAAAGTAAGATAAATTAAGATATTTTATATTCTTTTAAGAATTATTATGATATAGCCTCGGCATCTTTAAAGATAGATTTTTTAATAAATTAAAATTATATTTTAATAAGATATTAAGATAATCTATGAGTGAGATTTTGTGAGTCTTGGTGGCACTTGGTGCGTCATAGCAGAAGGGGGGTGGTCACATCGTACTTTTATGTATATGAGGATGTATCGCACTTAGTACACCTCAAAATTTCAACTACTCTAAAATGTAATTTTATTGTACTAAGTACAATTAAGTGTATACTACATGCTACACAAAATAATTTTAAAACAAATAAAATCTAATTACATTATAATCATCTAAATACATTAAACTACTATTAAGAATTACTATGATATAATAAACAATTAATAGCATCAACAGGAGTTATCATGCTTGCAGACTTATACGAAAGAGAATTCTACGCCACTAATATAACCAAAGCAGAACTATGTGATAAATATAACATTAGTATGAGTGACCTTGCACATATTAAAGAGCCAGAGCTAGAAACTGCACTAGAAACTGAACTAGAAACTACTCCATCAACAGTAGTAAACGAGCCTAAACAAACACTTCCTGCTAAACAAACGCAAACACAACCTGCAACAAATAGTAATGAAGATGGAGACTTTCTTACTAGTATCTACTCATTTAAAAAAGCAGCACTAGAGGAAGCACGCTCACAACTTGTAAGTAACTATGAGCTTGACTCAAGAGAGCTAAAAAATCTAGTATCAACTGTAGATATACTTGAGAAGAGTGTAACTAAGACAGATGGTGCAGGTAATACAGTTACTATTATGGTGCAGAACATTATGAACAAGTATGCTGATGACTGTTGATACATTCAGTAGTATATTAGCTACAATAGTAACTCTACATACTTTAGTAATAACATTAGTGTTGGATATATAATGGCTAATGCACACATAAATAAAAATAAGCTGAATGAAGAAACACAACAAGAGATTGATGCACGTCATGCGATGACTACTGAGTATCTTCAACGAGAGCAAAATCTTAGTGATGAGCAGATAGAGTTTTTAGAAACAAAATTTTCTAGTAAGCTTTTTAGGCTTGATAATTACTACACCATATTAGATAAAGAAGGTGTAAAGAGGATAATGCGTCTTAATGATGCACAAAGAAAAATACTTACTAAATTTAAACATAATAAAAAAATTATTCTTAAGTCTAGACAGCAAGGTATTTCAACACTCTACTTAGCATACTATTTAGATAATTGTATAACTAAACCTGGTTACCAAGCTGGTATACAATCATATGGGCAAGACGAAGCAGAGAAACTATCTAAAAGAGCACTATTAATGTGGGATGAGCTCGACCAAGATATTAAAGACTTACTTGATATAAAATTAGTAGCTAACAACTCAAAAGGTATGACGTTTTCTAATGGGTCAATACTTAAGATAGGTAATTTCCGTGGTGATACACTACAAGGGCTACACGTATCTGAGCTTGGTAAAATTGGTAAGAAGTACCCAGAGAAAGCGAAGGAGCTTAAAACTGGTGCGTTTCAAGCTGTATCTAAAAATAGTAAGATAACAATAGAGTCAACTGCAGAAGGTAACGCAGGATTATTTTATGATACTTGGGTAACTGCAGCAGCATTACAAGAGATGGGTGCAGAGCTTACTCCACTAGACTTTCAGGCAATATTTCTTAGTTGGCTAGAAGACCCAGATTGTCAAATGGAGCAAACACCAACGGTACCTAATCACAAACTATATATAGTTAAAGAATTAGAAACTTACTTTAGAGATTTAGAGATACTCCTTGAAATAACAATTACACAAGCACAAAGAAATTGGTACACAGTTAAGAAGATAGAGCTTGGCAATGATATGAAACAAGAGTATCCAGCTACTCCACAAGAAGCATTTGAGCAAAGTATAGAAGGCACATACTATAGAGTGCAGTATGAAGAATTAATGCTTATGAGGCGTATTGGAGAATTTAAACTGCTGCCAAATTTACCAATAGATATAGCTTTTGACCTAGGTGTTAACGATGACTTTGTTATACTATTTGGGCAGCAGCAACGTGATAAGTATGTTATGTTTTCAGATTATAGTAATACAGGAGAAGGCTTAGAGTTTTATGTTAAAGTAGTTAGAGCAGTGTGTGAGAAACATAATGTAACACTCAGACACGCATTCACTCCTCACGATATAGTAGTTAAAGAACTAGGCACAGGAAGAACACGATTAGAGGTTCTAAGGTCATTAGGAATTAATCCAATAGTAATACCTAAATTATCAATTATTGATGGAATAACGGCCGTTAGAGAGTTCCTAAAGTATGTATATATAGACTCAAAATGTAAAGATTTAATTTCTGCAATTCAGAATTATAGAAAGACATACGATGAAAAGCTTGATGTATACTTAGATAAACCAGTGCATGATAAGTTTTCACATTTAGCAGATGGCTTGAGATACTTTGCACTAGGTATGACTAAGTATAGATTAGAGTATAGTAAAGATGCACAAGGAGGTATAAGTAATATTAAAAAACGGCAGATTAATAATGTTCATAGTGGCATGGCTATGTAAACAAATGTATAATATAAAGGATATACAATGAGTAGTGAAGATAAATTAGAAGAGCAAATTGTTGCTAAGGGCTTAAATGCACCTAGGCTAACACCAGATAGTATAGATAGTAAGATTAGAGATGTATATTGGCATGTAGTGCCTAATTCAACTACAACCTTATGCTCTATTTTATTAGAGAATGGGTTTAGAGTTAATGGCGAGTCTGCTGCTGTATCGTTAGAAAATTTTGACGAAGATATAGGTAAGCAAGTTGCGTACGAAAATGCACGTACAAAGATTTGGGCTTTAGAGGGTTATTTACTTAAAGACAGTTTAAGTAAATTAGTGTAATAGCTGTATTTAGTATTTAATACTAATTTAAGAAATACTATGATATAATATGGTATATTATAAAAAGGAATAAAATGGATACTCCAGTTGAAAAAACTGCTATCCCAGGTGCTGAGACAACACCGGGTGCAGAAGAGCAAACAGAAAGCAAACGTAATGTTGACCCTTGGTTAGAGAATATAAAAGCTGAAGCAGCTAAAACTGATGACCCTTTAGGCTACATAACTAAAGAGTTAGCAAACACAGAAAAAAGACGTCGTGACACAGCAGGTGAGTTTCATAAGCAATTAAGTAAAGCTAAGACAGCTGAAGCTAAAATAGAGATACTTACAAAGCAATTAGATGCCCCAGTAGTTTTGACTAAAGAAGTCCAAGATGAAATGGATGCTCTAAAATATGAAGACCCTGAAGCATGGCGCATAAAGATGAATTCACTAGAGAAGCAATCTAAGCTTGCTAAGCAAGAGCAGATAGAGAAGCTTACTGCAGAAGCTGGTGATAAGGTTAGTACTCAAACCGAAATTGAGCGTAGAGAAGGTGTTTTGAAAAATTTTACTGAGCTTAATAAAGATATTCAGATTACGAACGATGTTATCTCTAACGACATTCCACCTCGTATTACTAATAAACTTATTGCTGGTAAAGTGTCCTTTGAAGACTTCTTAGAAGAGGTTGCTGATTACCTTCGTAAAGGTACAACAGTAAAAGATAATAAAGTTGAAAACTTACCAAACTTAGGCGATGTTGCTGGCGGGTCTACTCCTAGCTTGAGTAAAGACGAACAGCATAAAGACAGCAATAAAGATTGGCAAGATGAAATGTTTTAAAGGAACAATAAATGGGTAATAGTACTGGTAAATTAGATATAGGCTCTCAGCTTATCCGTAATAAATGGATGAGAGAGGGTATGCTTCAAAGCAAATCTAAATCTTTCTTTGATGGTCTATCTGGTAAAACAGCAGATGCAATCATATATCAAAAAAACGATTTAGGAAAGTCAGAAGGAAATACAGTTGTTTTTGACTTTGATGGTAACTTAGCAACTGCAGGTTTCAGAGGTTCTGAGCAAGCTTTTGGTAAAGGCAAGGCTAAATTTAAGTTTAGTGATAAGCTTACAATTGAAGATGGTAGATATACTGTTGATAATGGTAAGAAATTTGATGGTGTTGAAATAGGCGATTTGTCAATTACTGAACATGGTGACTCTAGAACAAAGTTAGCTGATAACTTTGTAAGAGCAAAAGACCAAATGATTTTTGATGCTGGTGTTGGTTTTGCATATGGAAGCACTCCTTCTCATATTGTTAGACCTGCTGCCAGAGCAACTGTCGGTGAATTAACTGCTACTGACAAAATGACTTGGGAATTTATAGTTGATTTAGAGACTATTATTTCTGAAGGTAGAGGTTATACTGAGTCTCCTACAGGTATTCCAATTAGACGTCCACTTAATCCATATCAGATTAAAGACGGTGGTTCTTGTTGGTTAATGATACTTAATAGAGGCCAAATTGCTGACCTTCTTAAGGATACTAAGTTTCAAACTATCTATCAGAATGCTGATGTGCGTGGTGCTCAAAATGCACTTATCAAGCATGGTGTTGCTAGAATAGGTTCTTTATTCATTATGGAAACTGGCTTATTCTTTGGTTCTACTGTAAGTAATAAGTTGTTTAAGACAGCTGTTGAAATTCAAGGCCTTAGAACTATAGATGAAAATGGTGTGTTCAGTGGAACAACTCAAACTCAGTCTGGTGTTATAGCTAATCGTGGATTACTGCTAGGTGGTGGTGCATTCCAAGTTGCTTTCGGTAAACAGCCTGATTACAAATATCAACCGTCTGGCGATTTTGGTATTACTTCTGAGTCAGCACTTGAAGTGTGGATGCAAGTTAAGAAGACAGAATTAACTGCAGAAGTAGATGATTATGAGCAAGCTAAGGTTGCTGGTTTTGACTATGGTTGTGCAGTATTTGATACATATAGAAGTGGAGCGTAATAATGACAGATGTAAGTAAATATGTTAAAAACTCTCGTAAGAAGCAAATAGTTGCTTCAGTTGGTAACTTTGGGCAGAATATGCCTTTTGCTACCCAGTTAGTAGCCGGTGAGGATTACAAAATTACATCAATCCCACAAGATGCATTAGTTACTAATGTAAGCTTAGTTGTTACTGAAGCATTCCCTACATCAACTACTGTTGATATAGGAACAACTGTAGGTGGAGCTGAATTAGGTAACGATCTTGCACTAGATGCTATAGCTGTTGTTGCAGGAACTGGTACAGGTATGTATTCAGTAGCTACAGATGTTAATATTGTAGTTACAGGAACACTTACTACTGTAGGTAAAGCACAAGTTGTTGTTGAGTATGTAGAAGTAAATACAGACTTAGCAATGTCAGTAGAATAGTTATGACTGCTAGCTACTTCTTAGAAAAGAAAGTCAGGCCATTAGTTAATGGTTCAGGTACTTCTAAGTGGTCCGATGAAAGATTGGTTGAAGTACTTAATGAAGGTATGGAAGAGCTAGCGAAAGGAGCTAAAATCACAAGGGGTAACGTTGTTATCCCTGTGCTCCCTTATACAAGAGAAGTAGATTTACCTAGCGATTTGTTAATTCTTACACAAGTTAAGTACAATCAGGTAGTTATTGAAATGGTTACATTCAATGACATTAATAAAATGCCTTTTTGGGAAGAGACAATATCTGACACAGATATGCTTAAGCTAATAGTATATGATAAACAAAATCTAGGTAAGCTTACTTTATATCCTTTACTTAGCGAGGCTGCCATTAATTTCACCGCTTTGACAAACACTACTGGTATTATACTTGATATACCTGGTGTTGAAAGAGATAATATTGAAGGTTTAATTACATCTGTAGATACATATACATATACCACACCGGAGAATGTATACAATCCTGATAGCATACTGCCCGAGGAGGGTGGGTTAACTGCTGTATCTAATTTATTTGGTTTCTTAGAAATTAAATACATTCAAAAACCTGCGGAGGTATCTGCAGATGTTCTTTCTGATGAATTGCCTATATCTGATACATATGCAACAGCACTTAAATATTATGTTGCTGGGCATATACTTTTAGATGAAGGTAGAACAGAAGCTATTACAAAAAGTCAAACATACTTAAATAGATTTACTGCTGCGTTACAAGAAGTTAAAGGAAGAACTGGAAAAAACTTTCAGAATGTAGGTGAGCATAAAATGAAGTATAGAACACCTTTTAATCAATAAGGATACATAGTGAGTACAATAACAAAATTATATTTTAATAAAGCTACTGCAGAAGATATAGAGTGGGGTATCGGAACTATAGCTCAAATGCGTGGTGGCAAAGCAGTAGTGCTTAATAAAGTTAATTTAGCTTCATTGCCTATAGATGAGTTTACTACTCTGCAAGATTTAAATGATGCTTTAGCTAGTTTAGGGCCAGAAGGCCTTGCAGCAATAGGTACAGTAGCTGCTAATATTGCTAAAACAGTAATAGTAGCAGATAACATAGGCAATGTAATTATAGTAGGCAATAATGTAGCAGCAGTAAATACATGTGCTACTAATATACAAGCTATTATAGATGCCCCTCAGGCAGCTTTAGACGCTGCAGATGCTGAAATATATGTCAGAAAAGCAAGAGAAGCAATGAATGAGCCAACAGGTTTTAATCATGACATTGTTGCTGAATTAGGTATAATGGAGCTAGCTGTAGTTGAAGCACCAGCCACTACATATACAGTACACAAGATTGACCAAAATAACGCATTTAGTAAATTAACTGGACAAACTAATTGGGGTAATGGCGATGTTATAGATATAGCAAATCCATACCAATTTAGTATATACCCTGTAGATGGAATAACTCCAGTAACATGGTGGATAGCAGGAACTAAATATACGAACTCTGGAAGACAGACAGTAATTCCTGATATTGTAAGCGGAGAGCATTACTTCTACATGGATGCAACTGGGCTTAACTATATGTTAGAGTCAGCAGCAACTATATTCAGAGATTATGCTGTATGTGCGTTTGCTTATGGTAATGCTACAACAGGCGAAAAAGTTATATTTGCTAATGAGAGACACGGAATTAAAATGGATGGAGATACTCATGTGTGGGCACATCTAACACAAGGTACACAATATATAAGTGGCTTTGGAATAAGTGGATTAGCTGTAGGAAGTTCAACATATACACAAGTTGATGGTGGCTGGATAAAAGATGAAGATATAAACATACTGCCAGGAATATCAACAAACACTCCATTCTGGTATATGGATGGAGATGCTTGGAGAGGTGTTGCTGACGGATTAGATTTAGCGTACATAACAAATATAAGGCCAAACTACAATGAATACACTGGAGCAACTTGGAAGTTAACAGAAATAGGTCTAGGCAAGTATACATTGGTTCATATATTTGCAACGAATGACAGTGAATTTCCAGTAGTTAAAGTTCTTGGACAAAATGAATTTTTGAATGCAGCTGATGCGAAAGATGCTGCTTTAATAGAGTTAAAACAACTATTCCTAGTAGGTTTACCTGCACTTGAGTTTGTTCCATTATATTCAATTATACTTAACAGCTCAGGAAATTTGACTTTAACAGGCTCTGGTGATTTGTACGTTGACTGGAGGCAAACAGATATAACAGCTTCACAAGGTAGTGGAGATGTATTGCCTAGCCAAGCCGGCAATGCAAATAAATTTCTACAAACAAACGGAAGTGTTCCTTCTTGGGTAGATGTTACATATTTAAACCTTGAAAGAGACAAATCAGTAACTCATAATATGACATCAGACGCATATTATACATTAACACCAGAACAAAACAAGTTTGGAAGAATAGAAATAACAGACACTGGAGTTCGTTTAACATCAACTAGAAGTATAGTAGTTGATTTAGTGGAGCATAACGAGATTATATTTGTAAATAACACACTTCAAAACTTACAAGTTATACCTACAACAGGCACAGGTGTGACTGTAAGTGCAGGTGTATCTGTTAAACTTAGAAATGATGGTGTAAATATAATTAATGCTGATATTGTTCCAGTAAACACAGATGATAGGGTTTTAGTTACTTCAGAAGTTTTATCAGAGGGCCAAGACTGGGATGGCGTTGCTTATGTTGATATAGATGCAGTAGGAGCAAACCCAACAGCAAAGATATATCCTGATGGAACTATTTCTGGGAGTACTGACAATGACTCATATACAAAATATCCAAACGGTGATTTAATAGTTAGAATAAATAAAATTGCTACAACATCAAGTGCATTAGCAGGAAATTTGCAACAATCAACTACTACTCTTATTTGTACTTTTCCAATAGCTTTCATTTCTACACCTGAGGGTGTTGGCTGTGCTGGATTTGTTTCTAATGCTGGAGCATCTTTTGCAAGAATTGCTCCAACACAAATAACAACTACTCAATTACAAGTATCATGGATTGGAAGTACTTCTTGGTCATCACAGAATTCATATGTTAGCTTTATAGTAAAAGGAAAATGGAAATGAGATATTTAGATATAACAACATACAAGCAGTCATTAACAAAAGATAGTGACAATTGCTACCAAGAAACTGATGAGAGAGTTGCACCTTGGTTTAATACACCAATTGGTTTTGATGTAAAAGAAGTGCTTGGGGACTTTCCTTTGCTTAAAGAAATTAGCCCTATTAATGAAGATGGTACTGTAAACACTCACAAGAGAGCTATTCTAGACAGCCTAGCAACTAAAGAAGATGGTAGTTACTATAACTACTACCTTACTACAGTAGATGTAGATGGTATACATCAACCTAACTTAGTAAAGATACAAGATGATATTGATGCACAAGCTTTAGAAGATTGGAAAGCATCAAGAGCAGAAGCAGTATCTGAAATAGTAGTTGAAGTTAATGGAAAAAAGTTTGATGGTGATGAACAATCACAGATTAGAATGGGTAGAACGTGGGTTCTTATGGAAGACTTATCTACAACTCAATGGAGCTTAGCTGATAGTGCATCAGGAGTTATGACTGAGGTTACTAAAGAAGAGCTAAAGGAAGCTTGTAGATTAGCAGGATTAGAGCAAACTGCTTTATGGGAGTATAAGTAATGTCAAAACAAAAGCTGTTTAAAAAGTTCGACAATGACATAGCTAAGAGGTCACGCTTTATGCGTTTCATTTTAGTGTTAGACCAAATGTTTAATGTCTTGCTTCTAAATGGCTCACAAGATGAAACTATCAGTAGCTATACTGGAAGAAAGATACAAGACGGTAAAGGGACATGGCTTGATAAGAAACTATGTTGTTTCTTAAATAGGTTTGAGAAAGACCATTGTAGTAAAAGTTTAGGAGAATAAGATGAGTTGGTTTAGTGGACTTATTGAAACTGGTGTAGACAAAGTTGTAGATAGCGTAGGAAATACTATTGACAAGATATTTACTTCTGATGATGAAAGACTAAATGCTAAAAACCTATTGGAGCAAGTAAGGAATGAATTAAAAACTACACTTATAAAAGCTATGTCAGAAGTTATACAAGCTAAGAAAGATGTGATTATAACTGAGATGGGTGGCAGTAGCTTACAAAGGAACTGGAGGCCTATGCTTATGTTGCTATTTGGCTTCATAATAGCTAACGAGTATATTATATCCCCTTATATTCAAGTTTTATTTGATGTTGTACTACCAGTAAAACCAATTACAGAAGATATGTGGGCAGTACTTAAACTAGGTATAGGTGGATACATAAGTGGTAGAAGTATAGAAAAAGCAGTACAACTGTGGAAACAAGGTGAAAAGTAATGTCAGTTGATAGTGAGTCAATGGTAGTAATAGCTATAGAAAGGCTTAATGAAAGCATAGACAAGATGAATGATAGACATGAGAAGTTTGTTGATAAGACAGATGGTAAGCTTGATTTGATACAAGCTGATGTTAATAAGTTTGTAGTATTGTTTGAAAAATTGGCTCACATGGAAAAGACACATACTGATGCTAACAAGAGAGTCTATCATGTTATTGATGAAGTAAAAACTAGGGTTGCAAAGATAGAAGAGTTGCAGACTAATATTGGTTGTCCAGCGTTTAATAAGTTTAGAGAAACACATGATAATGAACTAAACCATAATGTAAAGAGGATAGATAACTTAGAAGCAGATAGGGATGAAGCTAAAAGTAAACCAGCTAAGAGATGGGAAATGGTTTTAAAAGGCTTTTTTGTTGCACTAGGTGCTAGTGGAGTCACATATTTAATTTCACATTGGGGTAAACAATGATTAGTAATAGTTTTAAGATACAAGAGCTTGTCCCTAAGCATATTTATGAAGAAAGAGGTGATAGGTCTTGGGAGTTAATAGATGCTAGGTTAATAGAGACTATAGATACTTTAAAAGCTATATTCTCTAAAGGCACTATTACTATTAATAATTGGTTGTGGGATGGCAATAGAAACTGGAGTTGTTTAAGGACTCCTGCTAGTCCTGATTATTCAGAGACAAGCCAACATACATTTGGTAGAGCAGTAGATATGAAATTTAGTGCTTATGATGAAGCTTATGTAAGAAACTATATTATACAGCACCCAGATGAGTTTCCTTATGTTAATGGCATAGAAGATTTTAAAGGTATGACTTGGGTTCACGTAGATGTAAGAAATAGTGATACAGTTAAAGTATTTAAAGGCTAGAGTATGGTAACATATGAAGCTTAATACACATAAAGGTAAGTAATGGAGAAAGCTAATACTCTTAAAAAGACTAGAAATTTAACTGCTAATACTTCAGTAGTTAGTCACTCACATAGTAATAAAACTATACTAGATAGCATAAATCAGCTATTATTAGATTATAGCCATACACACTCTAATTTTACAGTACTTAATGCTACTACGGCTAGCTTTACAACTGCATTACTTACTGAAATTCAGGCGCTTAGGACTGAGCTAGATGCACTTAAATCTCACACACATAGCTACTTAGACAATGATGGCACTATTGATACTTCTAGAACTACTGGAGATGTAGATTAATGCGAGCACCGCTAAAGTATAACCCTTTAGAGCAGCTATCAAAGTTTTATGGCTTTGGTGATGACTCTAATGCTGGAGGCATGGATGGTAACTCTAGTGGAGATACAGGTAGTGGCTCAGGTGCAAATGGTGAAGGCGGGTCTAATGACAACAATAATACAGGCGATATAGGTGGTACTGGGCCAAGCGGCGGTTATAATCAAAATGCCTCGCCTGATGCTAATGAGTATGGCACACCTGCATCAGCACCTGAAGGTAGTATCTTTGGTGGCTCTACTGACATAAATGATTATAATGGGTTTGGTGAGTTGCGTGGTATTGGAGAAAATACTCCTTTAGGGCAAGAGCAAACAGACTTTGACACACAAAATGCAGGCTTCAATGGTTTTGGAACAGAGACAGAAGCAGCAGACCAGGCAGGATATAGTATTGAAGGAATTATGGCTTTCAACGGTGTATACAGTTACTCATCTTACTATAACCCAAATACAGGAGTATCTGTAGTAGACCATGTAAATGCATTAGGCATTGCTGTAGATACTCATATAGCAGCATGGGCAGATAAAGAACTAGGTATAGGTGATACTTTTGGCTTTGTTGAAGAGATAGCTGCAGATACTTTAGAAGCTTTAGACTTTGAGGTAAATGAGCTTAATGTTGATATAGCAATAGGCATAGCTAAGATAGCAATAAGCTTAATTATTGGGGCTCCTATTGCTGCTGTAGCTCTTCAAGCTGCTGATGTAGCTGCTGATGTAGCATATGCAAACGGTGCCATATCTGCAGATACATACAATAATGTTAAAGCTACAATAGCTATAGCAGGTGTAGTTTATGGTGTATATACATCAATGCAAGCTATATCTGTAATAAGCCAATATAATAGTGCACTAAGTTTTGCAGTATTTGCAGTTACTGCTTATACAGTATTCAGCACATTCCAAAGTATAGCAGATAAGTATGGTTTAGACATGGAAGCACTAGGTGCTATTGAAGACTTAGGAATAGATGGTGATGGCGGTGGTTATAGCAGCTTAAATATAAGTAGAAATGATACTAACAGTATAACAACATTAGTTAGCAGTTCAGCTAACTACATGGGCTCTTATAATACAGCAAGTAAGCAATTAAACAATAGTATATATGATACAACTGTAGACTACAGTAAAGAGGAGGCAGAGATGCAAAGCAGTTACACAGATTTTAGAGGCGGCTTAAATAATATAACAGCCCCACACTTATTAAGAAAAAATGAAGGCCAAGTATATACTAATATAGATTTAAGTAGTGGTACAATGAAATCACTAAATGGCGATACTATTATTCAAGAATTAACAGATAACTATTTTATAAAAACTAGGTTAATTGGTGATACTGAAAAGCATTTAGTATCATCTACTGATTATAGGCATTATGCTAAAATGAATGGGTTTTTATTTTTTACTTCTGATACAGATGGCTTTCAAATGGTTAGGTACAAAGATGCAGCTATAACAATAAGTGATGCAACAATACCTAAACCTACAGTAGCACCTACAGTTGAAGCTATAGGAGTAGATGAAATAAATACAGAGATGCAAACAGAGTATAATTATTGTTATACTTACTATAGCACAGAGTCAGGCTTTGAGTCAGACCCTATATATAGTGATTTATGGTTTGCTACAACTCAGTCTATTAAAATTAACAATATGGCAGGTATAGATAATGAGTTTGTAGACAAAATACGACTATATAGAATAGGTGGCTATACTACAATATATAGATTAGTAGCAGAATTAGATAACCCTGGATATGGCTTAACTGCAACTTATGATGACCAATTGCATGGTACTACATTAAGCTTTAATCTTGATACTTACTTATCAGGAGATGTTATAGAAGGGCTAACTGGGTTAACTGAAAACAGAGGTACTTTCTTTGCATATAAAGATAATAGAATGTACTTTACATCACCAGGTAAACCAAATTCATGGAATGCTTTTAACTACCTAAGATTTAATGATACTATATCAGGACTTGCTGTTACACCTATAGGTATATTAGTATTTACAGATAACCCAAGTGTATACATAGTTGGTGGGCTAAATAAGAATAATTTTAGCTCTGCAATACTATCTAAGTCTATAAATTGTGTTAGCTATAAATCTGTACAGAACATTAAGAATGCAAGCATATGGCTAGCATCACAAGGGCTTATGATGTCACTAGGTGCATCTGTACAAAATATAACTAAATCTAGAGTAAATGTTAGTGCACTAGGCGATGTATATAGCTCGCTAGTTAATGGTGATGTATATTATTGTATTTGTGAGAATGGTATACTTACAGCAGATTTTAGTTATACTACACCATCTTTTAAAATAGTTAGCAGAGATAATTTAACTCAACTGCAACTAGATGGAACTAATTTAATAGGTGCTAATGGAACTAATTTACTTGACATATATAATGATGCAGATAATTTAAGAACACTTGAGTATCATAGTCCATTACTCATTAATCAGCATTATGATACTATTAAAGCATTCTCTAAAGTTAGTGTATCTTATATTGGCTCATTTGCTTTTAAAGTATATTTAGATGGTGTTTTAGTTGTAGACCATGAGGAAGAAAGTTTAGTTACTTCTAGTGTAGCAGAATTAAACTTACCAGCAGGTAAACAAGAAGGCAAGGGTTTATCAGTACATATAGTAGGTGAGGGTGAAATATTTAATATTCGTGAAATTTACAACCTTCAAAATTTAAACTAGTTTTAATAATTAAAATGATATAATATGAAAAGGATAAAATATGGCAAGTTTATTTGACTGGGCTGGTTTGGCTACTGGTGTAGCATCAGCATATGTTGGTTACGAAGCGTCTAAAGATGCTTCAGATGCAACAAATAAGTCTACTCAATTAGCAGCTGATAGAGTTGCTACATTTGAAGCAACTTATGGGCCGATAGAAGATAATCTATCTACATACTATAAAAATTTAACACCTGAAAAATACACTCAGCAAAATTTACAAACAGCCCAAACAGAGTATCAGAAAGCATCTGGCTTAACTGCAGCTGATTTAGCTCAAAGAGGTATTGATGCAGGTTCAGGTATAGCTGCTGAAGCTGAACTTAATTTACAAAAAGGGTTAACAGAAAATAGAGCAACTATTCAGGCAAATGCAGACTCTGCAGTTGCTGCTGAGAAGATGAACTTTCTTGGTTTAGGCTTAGGCATGGAGAGTGGCATATATAGTGCTAACCAAACTGCTTTAGCTAATCAAGCTAATCAAGCTAATGCAACTGCTACTGGGTCAGGGCAAGCAGTAGGAGATTTAATAACTGCAGCTCAATATAAAGAAGGCTATACACAAAAGCCTATAGAGTTTTGGTAAGGAGATAGTATGGGATTTTTTAGTGGTGTAGCTTCTAGTATTGCTAAAGGCAGCACAGCAAAAATAAAAGGTGAGCAAGATAGAGCAACTCAAGAAGAGTTAGTTAAAGAGAGAGAACGCCGTAAAAAAATGTTCGGCCTTAATACGCAGAAGGCTGAAATCTCTACAGAAATGCTTCAGGAACAACTAGAAGCTATAAAAGCTCAAAATGCTAGGCAGCAACAAGAAATTACTAAAGAAAAAACATATAAGTATGTTAGAGCTTATAATAATAGAAAAGACCCTAATGACACATCTTCAATGAATAATGCACTACAGCATGTTCAAGGTCTAGGGCAGTCTCTAGGCTCATTAACAGATAGTGGAAAGCCTGTTGTTAGAATAGAGCCATTAAGCATTAAAGATAGCCACTTGCTGCCAAAAGAAGTGCATGAGCAAGGATTAAAAATTAATCCTAATAGAATGGTTAAAGCTATTATGCAAGATGGTACTACTGAATTTTTAGACTTAGCAGAATTTAATACTATTAATGGGTTTCAAAAGCAGTTAAGCGCTGATGAACAAGAAGAGATGACTCAGAAGTATGCACTGGAAAAAGCTAGGCTAGAAAATGTTAAGCTTGAGCAAGAGACTTCTGGTGGAGCCAGTGTAGAACCACTAAGTAAAGAAGGCAAAATGGCTCATGACTATGGTTTACGTTTTGGCCCTAAAGGCTCACCTGAATATAATAAAGCTTCAGCTGAAGTATGGAATGAAAAACTTTACTCAGGCGATGAGCAAATAAGGGCAGAGCAAAAACCTTTAATGCAAAAAGCTATAGATACAGTATTTAGTAAAGATGCTAATATGCCTACAGGTAAAGAGCTAACGGAAACTTTAGCAGATGCTAAAAGATTAAAGCTATTTAAAGACAAAGACATAACTAAAGATAAAGTACTTAGTGGTATTAATGTTGTACATGAAGCAAATAAACTTAGTAAAGAAATACATAGCTTAAAAGATGAAGAACTTAGTAAAGGTATACAAGACCAAGGTATTAAAGCTATATCTTCATACTTTAGCGATACAGATTTTAAAAAGCTTCCTGCTACAGAACAAGAAAAGATACTTAAGTCTATAAAGTTTGAAAGTAAGATAGGTAACTTAGTTGCTCAATATATTAAATCAATATCAGGTACTGCAGTTGCAGAAGCAGAATATCAAAGGCTATCAAACTTATTTGGTACAGATAAACTTAAGAATATAGATACTATGAAATCAGCTTTAAGTGGCTGGATAGGGTCTATGAATACTGAAGTAAATCTTAACATAGAGAATAGTAAGACTCAAAACCCATTTGACTATATGTACTATAAAAATGAAATGAGTAAAGCTGTACCTAAGAAAAAGTCATTAGATGAAATATTTGGTGGTAAATAATGAAACCTACTATACAGAATTGTAAAGATACATTTAAGTTTAGCTATGATGCATTTGAGTCTAGCAGGGCTGAGCAGAAAGAGATAGTAGACCTTTACCACAACAGACACTATACTAATCAGCAGCTGAATGTACTAACTAATCGTGGTCAGCCTAAAGAAACTTTTAATGTTATTAAAATGTATCATAGGCTTATGATAGGTTACTTTAATAGTGTAGTTAATACAGTTAAAGTAGCACCTGTAGGCAGTATAAAAAATACAGCTAAAGCTGCAATGGCTCAAGATGTAATTAATACAGAATTTAGAGTAAATAAATTTAAGAAGCTAATACCTCGTTGGGCTAGTGATATGTTACTTAGAGGTATATGTGTATCGTATATGGTACCAGAAGACTCAGGCAAAAAAGACAGATTTGGCAGAAGTGAGATAAGGTTAAAGATTGACAAGACCCCAGGCAACCAGTTCTTATCAGACCCATTAGCTACAAAAGCAGATTATAGTGATGGTAGATTTACTCATACATGGAAGTGGATGGCTAGAGAAGAAGCAGAGAAACTATTTGGCAAAAGTAAAATAGCTGAAATACCTGAAAACACAAATACAGAGCAAATTTCTGATTATGAGTTAGCTGATAAGTATAACCAAGAGTTTGTAGGTGAGTATAAGATGTGGGACCACTACCTTATTGTGCATACAGTTATGCAAGATGATGACAAAACTTGGTCTATATTTTGGTGTGAAGATACTATACTAGAAAAAGTAGAGCACAAGTTTGAAAAAGTTAAGTGGGTGCATAGGCCTTTTATTTTAGAAGAGAATGATAAAGCTGAGATTTACGGCCCATTTAGAGAGCTAGTAGAAACACAGAAAGCTATTAATCAAGCACTATTACAAATACAGTTATTAGTTAATAGTGATAAAGTATTAGTTACTGACACTGCTCTAGAGCAAGGTGATTTAGTTACATTTGAAGAGCAGTATAATAGAGTAAATGCTATAATAAAAGTTAATGATATCAATGGAGTTAAAGTTATTAATTTATCTACTCAAGTAATTGAGCAATATAGAATACTTGATGCAGCACTAGATAGAATACAGAAAGTGCTAAATATTAATGATGCTTTTATGGGAACTTCAATGGCATCTGACAGTGGCCGTAAAGTAAGACTTCAACAAAATTCATCTATTAGTTCTATGAGTTACTTAACAGAGCACTTAGAGTTTATGCTTGAAGAGTTAGCTATGGATATAGCACATCATGCTAAGCAATTCTACACATCAGAGAGAATGCTAAGAGTTACTGATGAAGCTACAGGTGAAAGATGGTTAGAGCTAAATAAACCTTTTGAAATGCCTACAGGTCAAGTAAATGATAAAGGTGAACCTGAAACAGAGCTAATGTATAGAGAAATGCTTAATGACAAAGGCGAGCCTGAAATACAAGAAGATGGCTCATACACTATTGAACCAATAGTTGACCTAGATACTACTATAGATTTTGATGAGCTTGATATATCTGTAACTAGCAATTCATTTAACGACTCTGATGATATAGAAAGACTTACTCTTGAAACAATAGTACAAGGGCCAGCTGGAACTTTCTTAATGAATGCAAGACCTGCAGCTTATGCTAAGGTTCTTAACTTGCATGTTAAAGGTTTGAAGTCTAGGCATAGTGAAGAGATAGCACAAATATTTAGTGAGACTGCTGAAATGCTAGAGCCTGCACAAACTAGAGACCCTAGAGATGTAGCAGCACAGCAAGGTGGAGGAGCAGAAGGTATAGGAGCACTGACTGATGCTATGGGTATGACTAATGATGCACAGCCTGCTGGATATAATCAAGGAGCTAATAAATGAGTAAATATCAAGAAGCTTTAGATGCTGGGTATAGTGATGAAGAAATAAAAGCTTTTATGCAACCTAAAATTGATGAAGCTAAAAGTGCTGGGTATAGTGAAGAAGAAATAGGTGCACATTTAGGTGTAGACTTAGCTAATTTTACTGCACCTAGCAATGAGCAGCTTATTAGTAATGTGCCTAAAGCAGATGAAGAGCAAGTAAATATTATACCTACACAATCTGATATTGAGCAAAATAGAGCTAATATACAAGAGTCTTTAGATACACAAAATAAAGAAATAGCTGCAGAAAAAGCAGCAACTCAAGAAGCTTTAGAAAACCCAGACCCTACTATACAAGAGCCAGGCCTAGAGATGTCTTTCTTAGACCCTGCTGCAATAGTTGGCGAGAATGCTTTAGTTAAAGGTGTATTTACAGTTGGTGCTAAAGTGTTAGATGCAGTACAAATGAACCCTAGTGTTAGAAAGTTTATGGAACGTATGACTGATGACGATAAAGCTGAGTATGAGAATACTATTAACTTTATGGATGAGCATGGCCTAATTAAAACTGACTTTCTTCTTCACAGCTCTAAAGGTAAAGATACAGCTCAGTACTTAAGCTCAAATAACTTGTTTGCTACTAGAGATACATTCTTAACACAAGAAAAGCTAAAGAACGATTATTTAGAGATGACTAACAATGTAGTTAATAAACTTAAAGCAGCTAATATAGACCCAAAAGATATTAATAGCTGGAGAAATGTAAAGCAAGCTGAAGGTATTATTAAGGGTGAAGTTAAGAAACTTCGTAAAGCATATAAAGATATAGAAAAAGAGCTGTATAGTAAAGTAACTCCTATAGCTAAAAGTATAAAGACTCAGTATAAAGTAGATATATTTACAAAAGATTTACGAAAGACTTTAACTGAAGATGGTGTACCTCCTGTTGCAGTTGAAGCAGTTAATAAAATACTAAATAGATTTGCAAAGCCTTTTAAAGAAGAAACAACAAAGCTAGCAGCACTAAATAAGTCTAGGCAATCATTAGTAGTTAATGCAAAGAAACTTAAAGCTCAGCAAAAGAAAGCAATAGCTGATGGCAATAGTAAACTAGCTGAAAAATTACAAAGTAAGATAGAAGATAACAGTTTAGCTATAAAAGAGAATGTGCAAACTAATAAAGACCTTAGAGATGTAAAATATATGAATACAGAAGACTTACTTGCTTCAGTTAAACTTATTAATAGTAAACTATTTAAACCTGGTGGTACTATTAGTATGAAAGATGCAGATGAATTAAGAGGGTTACAGATAGCTAAAACAAAACTCAATGAATTTATAGATGCAAATATAGATAATCCAGAACTAAAGAAAGCCCTAAGTAAAGCTAGAGATGTTACTAAGAAAAGGTCTGAAATATTTGGCCCTAAAGATACTGGTGGTATACATAAAGGTATAGCTGACATGCTTGAAGATGGTAATAGTGCAGGCATTTCTGAATTTGTTACTGGCCCAAATGCTAAAGAAAATATACTTTATGTACGAGATATACTAGGTAAAGATAGTGCAGCTTATAAACAAACCTTTAGTTTATACCTTAATGATAAACTGGGTTTAACTGTTGATAAGATAGGCACTATACTAGATAGTAAGAAAGCTTTAGGTATATCTAACAGAGTAGATATAAGTGCAGCTGCAGATAAGATAGCTTCATTAGATGCCCAAGATTTTGCTATGATTAAACAAGTTTTAGGTGAAAAAGAAATGAATAATCTTAAGTCTTTAAAAGGCTTAATGCAAAACTATAGTGACTTAGAAAATGCAGCTAGTAAATATGGTAGAGGCATAACAGGAGGTAAGCTTGATTATGTCGAGGGTACCGGTGATGTGCTTAATATGCCAGGCAGAGGAATGAAGTTAATTAGGGATGCTATTACTTACCATATGGCTAAGACGGCTGAAAAAGTAGTATACAACCAGCCTAAGTTCAGAACTCTAACAGGTGCATTAGTTGGAGCAACAGTTAATATAGCAAATACTAAAAAAGAAGAAGACATTACATTAGAAGGGTTACTTACCTCTATGCTAATTGGTGGTGGTGCTGGGTATGCTGCAGGTAGAGTAACTAGAAGTGCTCTAGAGAGTGATATAAATAAAGTTAGTAGATATTTAAGAGAAGGTAAGTCTTATGGTAAAGGCATGCCTAAAGGTATTTCAGATGCTTTAGGTAGACTTGGACAACAAGCTAAACTATTAGAAGATGAAGCATTGCAAATAGCTAAGCCTAATCAAATGGCACCACAAAATATGGAAACACTTAAAGATACAGTAAACTAAAGGAAAACAATGAGTAAAGAAATTCAAGCATTAACTGATGCAGGAAAGTATAGTGAGGCTATAAACAAAGTTGCTAAAAGTGGAGACAAAGAGCTTCAAGCAAAGTATAAAAAGTATTGGAAGATGAAAGACTTTAGCAAGTCTTCAATAGACCAAGCAGTTAAAGCATTTGGAGAAAATAGCAATACTAACTTCTTATCATATGGAGTTAAGAAAGCTAACGAAATGTATAAGAAAGATAAGTAGCATATAGCTACTTATCTAAATTTCTTCTCGTATATAAGTAGAGTTGTTGAAGTCTTGCTTCTTCGACACTCTATTATACACTTGCTCACTAATGGCTTTCTTAACTAATATATGATGTACTAATAGTGTATTACTGCCTTCAGTATTAATTATTCTTTCTCTTCGTTGAATAAACTTAGAGCCACTATAGTCTGAACTAAATATGATAAAATGCTTAAGATGGCTAAGGTCAACGCCTTCAGAATGTGCATTAGAGCTATAAATAGTAGCATTCTTAAAGTGCCTATAAAGAAGAATACGCTCACCAACAAAGTGAGCCATAATACCTACATCTTCTGTATCGCCAAATGTATCTTTAACATATTGCACCTTTTCAGTATTTCCTAACTCTACATATTTATTGCCGGATTTAGCTATCCCACTTTCTAACATATGCAATGCAGTTCTTAGTTTCATTACACTATCGCATACTATTTCAAAGCCGTCAGTAAAGTCATATACATTATGCTTTTGTAGCCTATTGTATACTTCCTTAACTGTATCTTGCAATTCAACATAATGTACTTTATCTACAGCCTGCAGCTCTTTAGCTATTCCTGCATCTTCTTGAGTCATATAAACAGTAAACTCATCTATTCTATCTAATAGCTCTGGTTTATATTTATCATACTGTTGTAACTCTCTTCCCATTACCTTAATATAGTAAGGATTGCCATACACTCTAAAGAAGTCATAAAAGTTTCTATATCTAAATGGGCTCCACTTAGATATGCACATTTGATGATATATACTATTAGGGCTTTCAACTATTGCTGTTCCTGATAAATGTATATGAGGCATATCCCAACAAAGCTTTCTTATACATTTAATTCTATTGCTTGGTTTACCTAAAGTACCTAAGTTATGTGACTCATCTATTATAACTAAATCATAGTCTTCAGGGTCTAACTTTAGGTTATACCTACCAGCCTTAAATGTACCTACTTGCTCATAGTTAGTAACAGTGTAAGTCTTTTTAAGTCTTGTATTATTAGTTATAAATTTAAGCCAGCCTTCTTCTCTAGCTACATCATAATGTTTAGAGTGTTTGTCTTTTACTAATTTTGCAATGCCATGTTTATCCTTTACTTCATTACCTTCTTTGTCTAATAATTTAGGGTACCCTATAGCAGCCGTCTTAGTTAGCACAAGTACACTCTTAATGTGCCCGGCACATTTCTCAGCAGTTAGTATAGCTGTGTAAGTTTTGCCAGACCTAGGTTTACCAGCAAGATATACATATCCTTTGTCTGATAGCACTTCATAACACTTGTCTGCAAAATATATTTGATGTGGATAAGGTGTCATTACAGTACCTCACTAACTTTTCTTAATGCTTCACCAAACAAAATCATATCTGGTGAAGCACAGCCACAACATAAAGTAAGTATAGCTAAACTTATTGCTACTTGCATAGTATGCTCCTTATATATTCATCTACTTGTTCTATATTAAAAGCAACTAAAGCTAAGCCACCTCTTTTTCTTGTATTACGTATTTTATACATTTGTAAAGCCTCATGCTTTTTTAATCCTTTATCATTAATTACATTATAATCTGTATCAATACATTTCATTACTCTGTAGTAATCTTTTTCTGTTTTAACTTCTATTGCAACATATACTAAAACAGGTATACCATTAACTGGCATACCTGCTTGTAAATCGCTTTCACCATCTTTAGTATACATGCCATTAACAACCACACCGCCTCTATCAACTATTTTATCCATTAATTTACTTTGGTATGCTGCCTCTCTCATTACTTATCCTTTCTGTAATTTAATATAAACTTATCAGTAGTAATAGCTGTAAAAGCTCGTCTATCTTTTATGTCTATCATAGCTACCTGAATGTTTCTGTTTTTAGCTTGAAAAGCTTCTACTGCTTGAACCATACCAAGCTTAGTCTCTCCGCCACGAATAATCTCTATAACAGCTTGCATCTCAACATACTCTTTAGAGTAAAAAGTACCTAAGCCTAAGTACTTTGCTTGTATATTGTCTGCTTCATTTATAACATTATCGCCTACTTCAATTACTTTACTCATTTACTTATCCTTTATTAATTCTGGCTTTTGAGCTACTGCAACTAAGTGTGTTAAGTCTTTTATATTTACATTACTATCATTACTTTCATGCTTTGAATTTATAATAGTTTCTGTATTACTTAAAATATTACTTAGTGTTTGCACCATAGTGCTTGGCTGATGTTTAATAGCATCAAGAATAGTGTCAAATTTATTATCTATATCTCTATTTATATTTATACAAGCAACAGCAGTATCTGCATCTATATACTGCTTAAGTATATCTTTATTAGCTATAGGTACTGTGTAAACACTACCATTTACCTTACTTACAATATTGTAAGCTATATTATCATTTACTAAGTATATGCCTTCATTAGGATAAGCAGCCTCATCAAAAATACCCTTACCTTTTAAATCTAGTTCTTCCAATTCTATCGTAATTTTCATTGCTTATCCTTTCTAATAAATTTATAAGTTGGCTGAATGTAAGTATCTGCTATATGCTCATACTCGATTTCAACAACTCTACCAATAAAGTAGTCTGGCTTTGCATTCCTATCGGCATCATTAAGACCACTACCTACATTAACTATTCTGCCTTCATCATCTTCAAGAATTAAAGACCCTATAAGCCCAGTATACTTACCTTCACCTTCAGTTACACCTATGCACTTTAAATCTGCAGTAGGCCTTTTCTTGTACTTAGCTAATTTTACATCCCTAGTTTTTGTATCTTTCCAACTATAGTCAGTAGCCATTAACATTAGCCCTTCATAGCCTATACCTGTTGTATAGCTTAATAAGCTATTAAGCTTATTAATATTACCTATAAATACTGGCTCTGCTATACTATCACTAGGTATAGTTTTACTTATAATAGTAGCCATATAAGGGTACATAACATTTGAGTATCCTTGTGCATACTCCTCTTCTGTAACATAACCAAATACCTTATAGCTATGCCCTTCTGATGTCTGTGCATGCTTAGGGCCTTTTAGGTTACATTTATTTCTATCTCCTAGTTTACCATTTCCTGCAATACGCTCAGCAAAGTAAAACCCTTTAAGCCCATTAGCAAATACATCTCCTGCATTGTCTAAATGTGTATAAAATAAGCCACCACTAGTTTCAAATGTTGTGCCTTTATCACTTACATGCACAACAACATAATTTCCATCGTATTTTACACTTGCCCATAAGCCAAACTTTAGGTGTTTTTTAAGTAACTTGCCATTTGCTTGGTCTATAAGAAGTTTATTATAATCTAGTGCTTTATTAATTTTTGCCATTATTTAGCTCCTTGTAAGCTGCAGCACAATATTTTATTTGGTGCTTACAATCGTCAATACCACAATGTTTAGTGCCTTCAAATTTAAAGCTTTTAGTATTAATACCTGCTACTGCTACTAATGTTCTTACATCCATATCACACCAATAAGGTAAAACAAAGCTAACTCCGCTCCTTTTGTATAAATTACGAACTATTACATTATCAAATACTGTACCATTTCCCCATATGTGCACATCCTTAAGCTGCCCAGTAGTTGATGCAGCTAACCAAGTATTAAAGCTTTTTAGTACACCATCTAAGTCTTGAGGTATTATGTTTGTTAGTGCTTGCTTTGCAACTGCACTTTGAGTTACCCACCACCCTATAGTAGAAGTATCTATTACTCCACCATTAAGTAATTGCTCGAGTATATTTACACCTACTTCATACTCTCCGCCAATTTTGCCTGTTTGTAAGTCAAATACTACTGCACTAATTGATACTATTACAGAGTTTGAGTCAGTGCCTAAAGTTTCTATATCTAGCATTACATCAATCATGATACTTCTCCGTGAGTAGATAAGTGTGTTGCATACTGTTTAATAGTTCTTCCTTGATACTTATTTATTTCTGCAGCAGCTTGTTCAGTGTAAGGAGTAAATTCTATAACAGATACAGTATAATTTTCTAAGCTACATGCTATCCTGTATATAGTGTTATATGCAGTAGGTAAACTTGCACACTCTATATTAACTATTACAGGTTCTTCAAAATCAATCACTGCTTGCTTATAAGCTTTATCAGTATCTTTTATAAATACACCTTCTTTGTTTAAGAAGCCTTTACGGTCTTTAATATCATTCCATGCTACATTAGCACATTCAGTTAATGTAGTTCCATGCATTTTAGCTAAATTAGTTAATACTACTAAGCAATCGCCAATATCATCTTTAATGTCTGTGCCTTTTGCTATATTATCGCATAACTCACCAAACTCACTTCCTAACTTAAGGCCTTGAGCAGCTAAAGAGCTATTTTTAATTATGCCTCTATCAGTAGACCACTTAATTACTTTAGTTTCAAATTCTGCTAATGTGTTCATTTGTAATCTCCCATTTTAAACTCTCTTCACTATATGGGTGTAATACTACACCATCTCTAAGGTATATTAGTTTAGCTACATTTAAGCTAGGGTTATACCCTCTATTTAGTTTATACTGCCCTACCATAGCTGCAGTAATATTTAACTCATTTGCAAGGTCTTTAGCCTTTATGCACTCTCTTTCTAATACCTCTTGTATGTACTCATGTATGTGTACCATACTTACTCCTTTTATTAATTTAATCTTAAATAAATAAATTAATTCTAAGGCACTTTATTCTCTTATTTGAATAATCATATTAGAATTAATTTAAAATAACACTGTGTCAATTGAGTGTACACTATATATGTATCTCATATATTATTATATTATTATATCATAGAAATGATATAATAATCTTAATCATTTCTTAATAATTTAAAATGATTTTTATATATGTGCAAAGAAGCTGCCTGCCATATAATATTACCAGTTTCTATACCTAGTGAGTCAGCAAGCATGCCCAAAACATATTTTTGCCAAGCTAAGTCATTCTTGTAACCATATACAACATCATTACTTCTCATTTGCACAACACAGTTTAGTTTATTATCACTAACACTATAAGTAACAGCATTAGTGCATATAAAATCATTCATACCTTTATGCACAGCATCATTGTGCATTGATGGCCTAGTGTATATCATACAAGCTCTTTTAGTGTTTAGTTTATTTTGTAGCTTTTGTAATACATTTAAATACTGATAGCCATTCTCTTTTGAGAATATGCACCACCCATAGTTACTATTTACTTCACCTAAGCTATTTGCTGTACTAAGCCAAGTCTTTGGAACTTTGCCTTTCATATGATGAACATTAAGCATTGTAGTATTATACCATTCAATCTCTCTAGTAATGTAATCCTCACTTACTGTACCAAAGATACTATCTTCATCAGCTTCAAATGAAGCACCTACTATTTCTAGTAGGCCACTTTCATTAAACTCAGCTTCATCATACATACGAAGAAACTCTTCTCTTATATCTTCTACTTTCATTTACCTACCTTCATTTCTTTAGCCAATGTAGTATAGCCTACTAAATCTATCCAACTATCTACATGCTCAGGGTTACAAGATAAACGCATCATCTTTAATACTATATCACTAAAGATAACTCTAATATCTTCTGGCAGCGGTTTGTTTCTATGAGTGCCTTTATGTAATGTATTTAATGCATCCATAATAACTGCTCTTTGTTCTACTCCAGTTGAGTACTTACCATAATCTCTACCTCTATGCTTTAACACATCTTTTACATTTGTTGTTGCATGTTGCATACTAACTCCTTTATTAATCTTAGTGTTTTCTCTTTAGTATATAATACTTTCATTTGTTTTGGTGTAATAATAGTATCGCCATACCATACTATATCAGTGTCTGTAAATACACCTTCAAAGGCTCTTAGTGGCATATTAATATTATCGTGTGCTTTATCATGAACAATTAAAGTTTGCCTGCACATAGCCATAATATGATATAGTAGGTTCATATCCTTAATAGTAGGAAGTCTTGTTGTACCATCCCACTTATCCCAACCTTTATCATTACCTACTAATAAAGTATTAGGGTTATTTACAAGCACAGAGTAATCTCGTCTACTTTTGTATGTTCCGCCATAGAAAGTATTGAAGTGCTTAGTTTCGTTTATTGGGGTTTCCCACAAGTCATCTAACACAGCTAACTCAGCTATAGGAAAGTATATATCTCCTGCATTTGTAAATTGGCTAGCTACTAGTTTTACTTCACTAGGTATAGGCATATCACAGTCATCATACATATATAGTACTGGCATTCTATCTGCTATAAAAGCTAACTTACTTAAGCTACTTTCTGTGCTTAGTCCGTTAAACATAATGCAGTGTAGGCAGTCATCATCTTCTATATCTGTAGTGTACTCTATGCCTAATTCTTGCAAGCCAATACAAAACCATTTAACTAACTGCACATCAATACGATGGTTAGTTAGTGAAGTTACTAATATTTTCATTTACAATCCTTTCAAAGGTTTCCAAAGATTAAGCACATACCCATCTTTGTCATTATATGTAACTTGGTGCATACTAACTAATCTCATAGTAGTAATAGCATCAATAATAGTTAAGCCTTTCTCTTCATACTTAGCTACAACAGCTTCCCACATATCCATATGTGAAGTCAAGCCTTTAAGAATTTTATTAGCACCTACTTTACCTACACCATGTATACCTGGTACATTATCTCCTGAGTCACCTGTAATAGTTTGGTGATAATGATGTTTTTGTGCAGTAAGTAAATCTACCTCAACCCATTTCATAGGTATATTGTATTTATCACTAGAGTAGTAATTCCAGTGAGTGCCAGGCACAGAGTATATAACATCTTTATCAACAGCACATAGTATGTACTTATCAGGAGCAAATCTCTTCTTTGCTACAACAGCATCATCTGCCTCCCACTCTGTGTGTATCTCTCCCATACCTTTATCTACAAACATTTGCTTTAGGTCTTTTAATCCAGCAGGGCTTCTTAGAAACTCACCAACTCTATTACTTTTGTACATCTCATAAACTTTAAATCTAAAGTTATCTCTGCCACCAGTAAAGTGTAGCTCAAATTTTTGACATCCTGTTTGCTCAAGTATATAGTTTATCTTATCCATGCTATGCTGAAATGCACTCTCTAAGTTTATAGAGTATGTAAACTTACACCCATTTTTGTCAGTAAATAATGTAGGGTCATTGTTTATAGCTATAAGCTCTTCTTCTGATAACATTGACTCAGGAAGAACATCATGCTCTTCCTCAAGTACTGAACAAGATGCGTATGCAATAGTGTCTGCATCTATTAAAGCTATCTTATCATTTTTAGGGGTAGCTAACTCACCTTTACCATCTAGGTCTATATCTACTATTTCAATATCCATTAGTTATCCTTTTATACCGTTCATAACTTCAGCAGCATAATCTGCTAAGTCTTCTTTAAGCTGAGCATCATGCTCTGATGCACCTTTAACATGCTTTAGCCTAAAGAATTCCCAAGACTTACTAAATTCTTGTTCTGTTGTTCTGCTAAACTGTTTCTTGTCTACATTGTGATAACCTAGCTTTTTAAACAATCCACAATATTGACAAAGTGTTTTAAATGCTTCAGGCCTATTCATTTCAGCTCTCTCTAATGAAGCTCTACCAAAGTCAGGAATACCATACTCAGCACTAATATGCTCGTTAATGTAGCCTCCTGTTGGGCAAGGATAGTATTTACCGTCTTTATTGCCATATCCGCATAGAGATGCATTAGTACAACCAACACTATAGTCTACACCAGCAAAGCATTCTAAGTCTTTAGGAGCAACCATAGTAGTATGAAAATCAGGTAGAGTGCCCTTCTCTTTACTAGAGTTTTCTATACCTATAGGTAAACAAGGAGTAAACTCTTTTATCCCATTAGTTAGCATTATAACTTTAAACTTTGCTTCAACCAATAGAGCAATAATCTCTTGTATATCTTTGTGAAGAGTTGGCTCACCGCCTAAAATCTTAACTAATAGTTCTTCACCTCTATGCTCATTTTGCTGTATAAAGTTTTTAACATAAGGAATATCTACAGTTTTCCAAGTACTCTTAAAGTTAGACAGCTTATTACAATTTGGACAAGCTAAATTACATTTAGTAGTTATATCTAAATCAATACTATACTTAGGTCTAACAAAGCTTACAATTCCAGTATCAGCATCTAACATTGTTGAGCCAAGTAAAACATACTGAGCATATAATAAGTCCATAACATCAGGGTTATTGCCCATATAATTAATCTCTCTAATATAGTAAGGCACTTGCTTTACAAACTCTGAAACTTCGCTATCATGTAAATCAATAGTTGAAGGCTTAACTTTATCTATTATAGCTATTGTAGCTAAATCTAATTTTTGCACTATCATATTATACCCCTACTGGCATTGGAATGTCTCTGTAATGAAACATTTTACTTTTAGAGATTTCTTCCCAACCTTTTACCATAGCCTTAGATAGTCTTTCAGACCATACATTATACCCATCTTCTTTAGGTACTCTAAGGTATATAGCATCATGCACCACATTAAAAATATATTTAATAACTTCACATTGCTCCCACTCTGTAACATAATTTAGTCCAAGTCTTTCACAGTCATTTTTAATTAAAAAATGCACAGCTAATTTAGTAGTTTCTCCACCTGTTCCTTGTACTGGTCCATTAATACCGTCAGTACCTAATCTAGGTTTTGTTCTTCTGCCTAAAGCTGTCTCATAGTAAAAACCTGGCTTTTGGTACTCTTCCCATACTTTATTATGATATGCTTTAAATCTAGGATATTTTGTAAAATACTTATTTCTAAGTTTTACACATTCTTCTGTAGTAAACTTAACTCCATACCCAGTGTATGCATAGCCTTGGAAAGTATTTGCACTCATGCCAAAAACAAACCCAAAGTTAATGCCTTTAGCTTTTGTCCTATCGTTTTTAGTTACAAACTCTCCTGCTTCTATTTCTAGTGAGCCTTCAGAGCCAAGTACACCATCAGGGTGTAACTTTTTACCTGATACATCCATAGCCATAGCAGTGTGTAAGTCTTCTCCATTAATTAATTGCTTATACATAGTTGGCTCACCAAATATAGCACAAGCTATTCTTAACTCTAGAGTGCTATAATCTAATCCTACAACTACAGTATCATCTGTACTATGTTTAAACAACCCTTGAAATTGTCTTGGTATTTGTTGTGAGTTAAACCCATCTATCATATCTCCACCACTAGCTGTAAATCTACCTGTTGCAGCACCAGCAGCATTAAACCTAGTATACATTCTTGGAAAGTTTATACTCTCTAAGTAACTAGCTTCTTTTTTTGCTCTTTTAACATCAATTATAACTTTTGCTTTTGCAGCTAAAGGTCTACTAGATAAACTATACTCTACTAAATCATCATGTGCAGATTTATCTGTATCTAAGTACTCTCTAACTTGTTTATACGAATTTGGATTAAACCCATCAGGCAATTCAGAAGTTAAAGCTTTTACTTTATTCTCTGCTTCACTAAGTAAAGGCACTCTAGCTTTTAAGTCTACTTCAAGCCCATTTTGTTGATATCTGACTGCATACCTTAGTGATAGAACATCTACTTTATAAGCTAAGTTATTTTTAATTACTTTTTGTATTCTTTCATTTTCCCACATCTTAGATAAAACAAGAACATCAATTGCTGAATATCTTATTTGTGCATCACTAAGATATGCTCCTAACACAAAGCCTTGTTTCTGTAATTTCTTTTTATCAAGCCCATCGTAATAAGCACCATATCCCAATTTAGTTACTACTTTATCTAAGCTGTATTCTTGAAACTCAGGGTATGCAGTTTTAACAGCATAAAATAAATCATCTACTTTAGATGGCACTACATTTAGTGTACCTAAATCGTAAGATGCATTATACCATACAGTATGTAAAGACTTAACAAATTGCCCAGCAGCTGCAACTCTTTCGTCATATGTTAAATGGTCATGCCCTATTGGAGCAAGGTCAAGTATATAACATATGTCAGAAGTTAATGGCTGATAAAATTGTATTAGCCTTGTGTTCATGTATAGCCATTGTGTTTCTATATCACAGAAAGTTGGCAGGTCGGTAGATATCTGTATTTCTTCAATATCAGTTACTATTTGTACTTTCATTTGTTACCTTTGTAATGTAATTATCTTTTAAATATTTAATTAATAAAAAGGCACATACTAAATAAATAGTATGTGCCTTTTACTCAATCAACAGAGTGCTAATATCTGTTGGTAGCTAATGGCTACACCTATAGGTTAGGGCCTTCACCAGATGCATCAGTTACATCCAAGCCATCACCACCTAAACCATCATCTTCTTCTACATCAAGCTCTTCAGCATCAACACCTGATAACTCTCTTGCAACAAACTTAGTAAATTGTACACCCTTAAGGTATAGTTTAACATAAGCTTTACTCTCGAAAGTAGTAACAGCTATATCGCCGTGGATAATACCTTTAGACCCTTCTCCAACACCAACCTCACCTACTACTAGAGGGTGTGGGGCAGCTAACTTAACACCTTTACTAGTATAAATACCAATAGAGTTTAAGTTAGTCTCACCTTTGTCGTTTTTAAATGCAGCATTAGTAGATGCAGTTAATACATAGTTACCAGTAGCCATTTTTATAGGCTCACCATATTCATCTTTATCTTCAGTAACTTTCATTTCTTCTGACAAGAATGTACCACTTAACTTCTTACCACTATATTTATCTTTATTTTCAGCCCAAAAATCTTTAATGATTTTTTGTACTGGCTTAGCTTCTTCAGCAGTTAAAACTTGTGATGCTTTAAAATCAAACTTAGATGGGTCTTCGTTTGTATACTCTACTCCAAATTTAGGAGCACCTTTTCCTGAGATGTATGTGTAGATTAACTCTCTAGGTTCAGTTTTATATTTCATATCATTTCCTTCATTTCGTTTCAGTTTGTATGCTCTAGCATAAGCTAGAGCAGAGTGTTATTACTTAGCTTCAGGAGCTGGAGCAACATAAGGCTTAACAGTAGAATAATCTATAGTATCAACACTTTTCTGTAGCTCAGCAAGTTTAGCTTTACCAGCAGCAGGAGCAATTTTTCCATCAAGAACATCCATAGTTATTGCTTCTTTAGATGCTTTAAATGCAGCAACTGCAGCTTTTCTAAGCTTGTCAGCCATTTTAGATACAGGGTATAAACCATTGATTTTTGAGTTCTTGTCAGTGAAGAAATTATCAGAGTCAGCAGGTAAGAATTTACCAGACAATCTGCATTTAATTTGAACGATTTCGTTCTTCTCATTTCTCTTAACAATAGACTCAATGTCTACAACTTGCCCACCTTTTTTAGGCTCTAGGATTGCAGTAATTGCATTAACCAAACTTTCTGGTGCTTTGTGTTCTTTACATAAAGCCATTGCTTGATTAAAGATTTCTTTTTTTGTTGCCATTTTTTTATCCTTTGTGTGCTTAGCTTGCACAGTGATGTGATAGTTTAGGCACCTTCCCAAGTGCTTGACCTAAGTTAAGATGATTTATATATCATCTCTTTTTAGATGATATATTATATCATAATATCTTTAAAATAAAATAAAATCAATAAATTTAATTTTATTTTGTAGTACTATAAATAATTATACATTTGTATGTTAATATACTCATTTTGCAGCCTTATTTTTCTCTAGTATCTTATTAAACCTTTTCATGTAGTCTACATTAGGGTTCTCATTATGTACATTAATAAACCTCCAATATAACCACTCTAAATGGTCATTGTCTGACTTATCTATATTTATTCCACATCCTGATAATCTACTAGTTTTGTCTACTCTTTCGCAAAAGCCATGTACATTACCAAATACATAACATGGCTGATTTGCTATATAAGTTATTCCATTTACTAATCTTACTCTTTTACCAGTTAGTATAATATCATCTGGCTTAAACTTTGGCGTATACACTTTGTTCTCCTTATATGTACAATGTTTTAATACATCTACTAATAGATACATACATTAATCTAGCATAAGTATCATAGTAATTAGGCAATATAGATAGTGCTATATCTTTAGCATCTACAAATACATTGTTAAACTCTGAGCCTTGACTTTTATGAACAGTTGTTGCAAAAGTATAGTCCATAGTGTAAGCTCTGTCTAAAGTATATACATGCTTAAACTGTTTCCTATCTTCTATTGCTTTCTCTTTAGCTGCTTTCATAATTTTATTAGCTTCAGCTATACCTACTATAACCGGGTATACTATATTTTTATTGCTTACTATAAATTTAATCTTTGGGTGCTTAATTAATGCCGATAATGAATACTCTAAGAACTTAGGGCTTATCTGTGAATTCTGTAATTTAAGCCTTCCTGATGTAAAGTCAGCTACTATATCTTCAGTACTATTGTACTCTATAAATGAGTGTACTGTAACAGTATCAACCATAGAACCTAACTGCACCTCCTGATTGTCAAACCCAGTAATACCTAACTTCTTAGCTAAGTGTTTATTCCAAGCACCTACAGCCTTATTAGTATATGCTAGTAATCTATCACCTTTTCTAAACTCATTTGTATTAAATTGTTTAATATTTTCTGAGTATATTGAATGCCTATCTAAAGGCATATCTATGCTTGAGTTAGTACCATCTAAATAGTGAACAAACTTAGTGTACAAATCAACAACATCTGGCGACTCACTTCTATATTGCGTTTCCAGCCTTTTAGTAGCATCTTCATCTATCTGTATCTGTACACCTTTAACAGGAAGAAGCTGGTATAAATCTAAGTATAAGTGAAGAGTAACAGTAGCATTAGCTAACTCAGGATTATCTACATTGCCTTCTGCATCATACCCTAACATGTCAAACTTACTTATAATATCGAAAAGCATTTCTTCTGACATCATTCCTGCTTCATCAATAACTATATCAGTATAATTATCTAAAGGAAGCTTAAGCTTATAAGTAGAGTCAATATGCTCTACTCTTTTAGCATTCTCATTAATAGTTGGTATCCACCCTAATAAAGAGTGTATAGTCTTAATCTCTTGCTTTTCATCTATACTACCTCTAAGCCTATTTAGTGCTTTATGAGTAGGTGCTATAACTACTGTAGTGTCTATATTAAGAGTTTTAACTTTCTTAATTAAATCAGTAGACTTACCAGTACCAGCATAACCAGTAGTATAGTTAATTTCTACATTCATTAAATATCCTTTAGTTTATTATACTTTACTAATAGCTTCTTTATAAGTGCTATTTGTGGTTTGCTTGTTTTGTATGCATGTTGTTACTTTTGGTGCTCTTTGTGCTTTATAGTGCCACTCTTTTTGTTTTCTATTTTTTATTAAAACTAGGTTTACTGTATTGTCGTATACTCTTTCTCTCATGTTATTCCTTTGCCATTTTGTTACATCTTTTGTATTTCTCCCAGCCAATGTCTTCGTTATTTTTTACAAGTCTCCTAAAGCTATTCTTGTTTCTTTCTGCCCTACACTTATTGCAAAACTTCCTCCTACTCATAGACATTTTACTATCTACTTTAAATACATGCTGGCATTGGATGCACTCTACATAAAATATAGTATCTAGTATATCAACTTTTCTTTTTATGTACTTATTTAAAAGTATGATTTGTTCTTTATCTGCTTCACTCATTTTTTTATTCTCCTAATAGGTATACTTTATATAGTATATATTATTTCTAATTCCTTAATTATGTAATTAGCTCTATCTCTTTTTTCTTTTATTTCAGTTTCGAGTCTGTTTAGCTCTATATAAAGCTTAGCTTCTTTGCTTGTTAAAACCTCTTTTTTATCAACAAGTATAAACTTACCTGCACACTTACATAACTTTGTATTTTCGTCAAGGTCTTCTATAACTTCTACTGTTTGTATGTTAAGGCTATAAGCAGGTTTTATATATATTACTTTCATCTCAATCCTCCTTATCTAAGCTATATCTGCCACTATTCAAATAATCACATATAGTTTCTGCTGTTTGTTTTGACATACATGGAACTCCAATGTGTTGAACTAATGTAAGCTCCTCATGATAGTAGTCTTCATCCACATGGTCAAAGAGTATAGTACACTTTCTTTGTTCATTGTTATTCCAATCAGCTTTCCAATCAGGCTCTAACTTCTTAGCTAATGCCTCTATACGATTAGCTTGTAGTTCTCTAAGTATAGTTTCTTCTGCTTGTTCTTTAGTGTCTCTGTATCTTGCAAATAAAAGGTTTGCTTCACATTGCCCTCTACTAAATACTATTTCATTATTTATAACAAGCTGACAGTCTTTATACTCTAATACCACCTTATCGCTCTCTTTCATCTGAGCTTCCATCTTAGCTATCTCTAGCTTCATTATGTCTATGTTAGCTTGTAATTGTTCTTTATCCATAACCTACTCCTCTACTTCTATAAAGCCTAATGCTTCAAGTTTTTTGTAGCCATTCCCTAATACTTTTTGTATTTCAGCTTCTGACATCCTGTGAATATACATAGTCCAGTCTCCATCTACATCCATTATTTCCCAATACCATAACTTAGTTTTTGGCTTAGGTGGTGTATATGGTTTAAAGAAAGCCATATTCCAAGTAGTTGAAAAGTACCCTTTTTTTCTAAGGGCAAAATATTGTTGTGTAACATGCCCTACTCCGTATTCACTAAACCACACTACTTCATCTGCTGCTACACCAAAACATGGGTACTCTGCTGTTTCCCAATTAAATATTTTACTCATTATTTATCCTTTATATTAGTTCATAAAATTTAGCTAGTGTTCCCTCATGCACCATATGTGCTTTACCACTAGATAATTTCTTTGTGTTCCAGTGCTTATTGCCACTTTTTTATTTAGAAGTATAATTATAGAATTAGATTTTTTTGCCTTAAATTTCATTCCTTTTTTTATATTTCACTATTTATCCTTTATAATCATTAACTGAAACCCTTGCTCAGTTTCCACAACATGAGAGATATAATAACCCTCTCGCCACTTACCGTCCCAGTATATTTTATTGTCTTTAGTTCTAATCTTGCAATACTTATTGTTTACTTCACCCCAACATTTAGCTTGAATTACAGAGTTAGGTTCTTTAGCGCTTATAGGTGTAAGCAGCGCTAAAAACATTATAACTATGAGTGCTAGTATTAAGACACTTATTCTGTCTGCTAGTTTCATGTTCTATCCTTTAATATCTAGTCTTATAGACTCATAAGCTTCTAATTGCTCATTTAGTGCATAAGCTCTCTTTCTCTGTATATTCTCCATCTCTAACATATCTGTATATCTACTAGCTAAACTTTCATATTTATCTGATAGTGTAGAGTATTTTTCAACAAGTTTCTTATAGCTATCACTGTTGTGTTTTAAGTCTCTCAATAGCCCAACCCTAACTCTAGCATAGTCATTATCACTAGCTAGAGTTTCGTTATGCAGGTCTGCTTCATCTATATTAATTAGCTTCATTTTTACCATTTTACTACTTGTATGCTACACATACTCAGTATTTTACATATTGTGAAACAGTTGTATAGCTTCCACTATATAACTTAGTCATTGTCTGCCTTTACATATTTACCTAGTATATAGTCAGGTCTTCTTTGGTCTGGTTGTGGCACACAAGCAACAACTCTATAACCTTTATTTATATAATCCTCTTGCAGTATATCTGTGCAGCAATCATCTAAGTGTATAAACCTGTTATAAGTAAATAACGGCATGTCTGGTTGGTGTATTTCCAATCTATTATTAAATAGCTTGTCTCCATTAGAACCAATTAGTGAGTCTTTTATTTTACTAGCTAACTTATCTAAGTCTATTGCATGTACTTGCGCTTCAGTATCAAACTCAAGTATCTGCTTTATAGTACAGTAAGAATAACAAGACTCATATTGCTCTAAGGATAGTATTTGCTCTCTTTCACCATAACCTAACTCAACCTTGTTAGGATACTTTTTCATTGCTTCCTTTAAAGGTAAAGCCTCCCAAGCTTCCTTAAGTTTCTTTTGTTTAAGTTTATCTTCTTCTGTTTTTGGGTTGTAATTATACCCTGGGTATGAAGAGTCCTTCCTCCACTTAAAGTGTAAATTGCTTAACTTTTTGTTTTCACTTATTTGAGAATAATCAGCATTAAATTCTACTCTGTATACTTTCATTTCACTCCCCTTAATTTAATTTTTGTACTATATCTTCTAACTTAGAAGTAGTATAACCTATATGGCTTTCTATATAAGCAGGCCCTTCTTCTAAAAGAGTAACTAAAGGCATATGTTGCATACAAACACTAGTTTTTTCTTCTGTAGGTATATTACCTTCAGTTATTATTCTGTACAGATGGTTTACTGCATTTTCTACTTTACTTAAATTTTGTATAGCATTATTTAATGCATTTAAGCCGCCGCTTCTTTCTTTTTCAGTATAAGATACTTTGTCAATTGCATTCACTGTTTGCTCTCTAATCATTTCACACCTTCTAAGCTTTTTAGTTCTTCAAGCAACTTAGCACTTTCTTCATCTACATTAGCTAATGCTTGATATACACTTACTGCTTCCATTGCTTTCTTTCGTTCTTCAAGTTGTTGTATGATGTACTTTCTTTTCTTAGTAGCATCTTTTCTTTCATCTTGTCGTGATGTGTCAATAATATCAACAACCCATGCTGTTGCTCTAGCTATTGCATCTGCATTTTCTATTGAGTTAGCTACTACTTCTACTACATTAGCTATACCATAACCATTTTTAGCCTCTACTACTAATAAAGTGCCTTCTTCAACTTCAATGTCTGCATCAATTTTAAAGTAGTACTTATTAAGACCACTATCCACATATTTAACACCTACTACTTTATACTCTCCACCTACATAATTTACATCTTTGCTCATTTCTTTTTCCTTTTTCACTTTATATTTATCAATTATTACACCATCATAACTACATGGCTTAAAATCACCTCTACTTCTTGTTTCCTGAGTAGGCCAGGTGCCAGTGCCAACACCCATTCTTACATATTCCATAGTCTTTATGTTTATGCATAATTGTTGGTTGTTAGCATGCCAATGTGGCCTTGCTGCAAACGAATACCCATTGTCTAGTATTTGTCCTAATGTCATTTATTACCCTTCATTTTATCTAGTATTATTGCTATTATAAATAGCAAAAACGTTATTGGCCCTAAGCATAATGAAATTATTAATGCTTGTACAACAGCTGCATTATCCTTAATTTGGCCACCATGTATTTTAACTACTATGTAGTCTATTAACCAGAATAGTAAGCCAGAGCCTATCCAAAGTATTGCTTTATACTCTTCTATCATCTCTGTAGCCTTTTTATACTAATTAAATCAGGTTCATAATTAAACTCTTCCATAAGATAAGTATAAAACTTCTCTGTTGCTTCATCAATGTCCTTTGCTATTACTTCAAGAGTTATTTCATCGCCATTTACATGTTTAAATACATTAGGTGTTGAAATTATAAACTTTGAAGCAAGTAAGTCTGTTTTATTACTCATTACATACTCCTTCTTATCATTTCACCATTTCTTTTAAACCAAACATGTCTACCATCAGGCAATCTTTCATTATCTGAAAATTGTATACTCTGACTGTAAGTATTTTTCTTACCTTTTGCATTATGGCCCTTACCATGCTTAATACTATATGACTTTTTAGTCATACCATCTATTGTACCTAAACTACCTAGTAATCCTGCTGCTGCAGCAAATAAACCTATTTTCTTTTCCATTGTGTGTTCTCCTAAGAGTTAATCTAAGCCGAAGCTTGTCAGAGTGTACCTTAATACACTCTAATAAACTACTTCTAATCTTCCATAGTATGGAGCTCAATAAGCATAAAAAATATTAAAGGAAATAACAAAGGGCCCATTACTAATGCTATAACAAACAATTGACCAGCTGCTGCATCTTCACCTATCTTTACCTCAGGGTTTATAATATCACGAAAACATACTATGAGCCAACCTAATAAACCTGTACCACACCATAAGTAACCTCCATATGCCTGCAATATGTTATCAACCTCCTTAAGCAAAGTAAAATCATATACAGATGGAAGTAATATTAATGCTAATACACTACATAGTAGTATAATTACATATATACTTTTCTTCACAATAAATCCTTTATTTCTATTTTTTTCCATACATGTATTAAATCTGGGTATCGTGCAGCTACCTCAATAACATAAAACTCATTCCATAAATCTTCTTTTATACAGCCATCAATATTATTTTCAATGTATGTTCTTAACCCATTTAAAGTAACTGCATTATCTGTACCTGCTATTGTAAATAATGTACCACTAGGTACTTCTGTGTAATCAGAGGAATACTCTACTAAGAATTCTGCTAAACATTGATGGTATAAGCAACCAGCAAAATATTTTACTTCTTTCATTTTTACCCTTTATAGTTTTGCTCTATCATTTTATTATAGATAAAATAAAAGAACTTTTTGTCAAAAGTACCAACAAAATTCATTTGTGCCTTTTGAAACATTTTCCATTTTTCCATAACATAGCTATCATTTATATTAGGCATATATGACCTAAGTGCTTTATCAAACATCTCGTAATCTACATTATTATACACATATTTAGTAAGTATGTTTAATTCACTATACTTAATGTAATCTTGCCTTGTTTTCTTTAAGCCTGTATAAGCCATCTTCTATCCTTTCTTTCTTTATATAATATTATATCATAATAATCTTAAAATAAAATTAAATTTTATAATATTTATTTTAGCTTTTCTGCATTAACATTAGTAAATATAGTCCTATCTACTTTATTTTGCAAACCAGCACCAAAATCTTTAAGTGCTTCTTTATTCATATCTGAAGTGTATTTTTTGCCATATAAATAGCCAAAATTTATCTCTTTTGCTATTGCTCTACTTACACCTAGCTCTTTTGCTAGTTTTGTATGTACATCTGCAGCAACCATAGTAACTTTATAGTTACACTTATCACATAATGGTGCTTTCATATCTACACCGTGTGCACCTGAATGCCCACAAACAGGGCAAATATATCTTATCATTATGCTTCCTTTATTTCTATGCTAAGTACTGTACGTGTATGCAATAATACTTTACTATTAGGTACTTGCTCTAAAATATGCTTTAGTTTTCTAAGAGCTGTTGTGCAATCGCTATCTCTATAGCCAGGTATAATAACTGGACGTCCTTTTTTACAGCCTCTAAACCTACCCTTTCTAATTACTTCATCATAATCAGGATGCTGCTCGCTTATAGCCTTAAAACTCATAATCATAAACCATCTCCTTCTTTGCACTCATTGCAATATGCCTAATTCTGTAGATACTTGCTCATACTTATTAAGTTTAATTAATTTTTTCTCTATTAACTCATAATCGTCAAAGTTGCCAATAACTTCCATATTTGTAAGCTTTATAGATATAGCCATAACGTCATTAAGCTCTTTTCTGAGCTCCTCTCTGTTAGTATCATCATACTCTTTTGCCTTACTATCTAAACCAAATCTAAGTATCTTAGTTACTGCTTGTATAACCTCACCACACTCTTCTGCTAAACATATTAGCATTAAATTTTCTTTTGTCATAAACCATCTCCTTCTTCACTATTAATATCTACTGCTTCAACACTCTGCTTAGGGCAATTATATATTGTTATATACTTATGCAAGCCAGAGTCAAACTTGAGTCTTTTCGAGTCTTCTTTTTCTGCTGATAGTCTATCTACTATCTTAAGCACAAGTGGTTTTGCGCCTCCAGCTGATAGAGCATCTTTTAAGCTGGTTATAGTTATATGTATGTTACCAGCTCTACTATACTTATAATCAACATCAGATAGTGTTATACCGTACTTACCTATTGCTTTAATTGTATCATCATATTTCTGAGTCCATAAAAGCTCAGTAACTATATCAGAAATACCCTGAGTTGATTGTATATATAGTCTATATGCTTCAGTATGTTGTTGTGAAGCTGCAGACATATACTTATCTATTGTAAAGTTAGGTGAATACTCATAAATATTACCTAGCCAATGATAGAAGTCATTAAGACATTGGTCACTAAGAAGCTCCTGTAAATCATTCTGTGTATAGTTACCACCTTGTTCCACACTAAGTGGTCTAGGCATATATACTACATGAAGTCTTCTCTGTGCTGTAGGGTCAGTATGAAGCTTTGTCCACTCATTGCCTGTAACCCAAATCTTTATTAGTGTATTCTTAACTAATGCTGTTTGCTGCATACCTCTAAATGTTACCTTGCCATTAGAGCCTGATATGCTCTTCATTTCAGCTATAGTTGATGATATCTCATAACCTCTCCACGACCCTATCTCCGAGAAGATTGCATTATCTGATGTCTGCCAGTTAGAGTGTTTATCACTCATTAGTGCAAAGCTTAGATTTTGTGGTGGCATTGAAAACCCTCTAGTAAGAATATCAATGCTTACATCTTTACCTGAACCCTCAGAACCATTAAAGTATGTAATAACAGGAGAGAATTGAAACTTTGTATACCTATACTTCGTAGTATCAAGTATATACTCATAGTTCTCGCCCCACATATACTTTAATAGCTTAAGGAATTTGTTAAGTCTTTCCTCTGAGTATGATGTAGACTTAGCACCATAAAACGCCTTAAGATATGAGTTTATGTATGCAGAATTATATGTGTTATTAGGCTCATCAAAGCCCTCTTTCTTCTTGTAATCTGATATTAAATTTAGTGCTCGTATCTTCGCTGTAGACTGTGTTATAGCTTGTCTTGATGTCGCTACTATTTTCTCTGCTGCATCAATGTATGCTGTTCTACTCTTGTATTTATGTAGCCTAGACTCAGCCTTACCATTTTTATATGTAAGTAAATATTCTCCTGTATCTAAATCGTAGAATACTGATGCTTTCGTTTTATATATCTTATGTGTTGCTGTGTATGTGGCTGTCTGCTTATCCTTGTCATATCTCCATAGCCCGTTAGTATTTTTAATCATTCTATCTGTATGTTGTGAAGAGAGCTCTGCCAGTGTTTTACGCTGATGAAACTCATTAAATTTCTTCATCGCAGCTAAGTATAAGTCCTGATTAATCGTCTCATCTGATGCTAATCTTGTTGATAGCTTCTTGTACATCTCGTTTGATTGCCCAGCAGGTATAGGGTTCGGTATGTTATAATACTCATTAAAACCCTTATTAGTAACCATCTGTGGTGTGGCTACATATGCCTGAACAAAATCTACTGCATCATCTGAATGCCTTGAGTCATACTGTGATGAAGCGAGGTAATTAATAGCCTTCGCACTCG